TGATGAGGATAATGGGGTGCTAGGCGTTCCAGAGTTCCAGAAGGTTTTAAAAGAAAAGAAGTTAGGGCAGAAGGGTATGAAGTTTGTGGCGTTAAGTCAGGATTATGATTCTCCTTATAGGTATCTTAACGAGAAGGATAGGAACAGGCAGATATGCACGGATCTATTTGGGAAGCCCGATTGGGCTGACACTAAACATCCTTTGATAAAGGCGGCTGTAGGTAAATACAGGGAATTACAGAGAGATCCTCTTGACGATCAGTTAGAGGCGTTTAATAAAAAGATAGATCAATACACTACACTTATTAATGAGTGGCACTTAGATCAGGAGACAGCTGAAGATTTGCAGAAGGTGATGATAGGTATTGAGAAGTTATTAGGTACTAGAACAGTATTATTGGAAGCTATAGAACGTAGAGGTGAGAGAAAAGTAATTAGTGGTGAACAGACTCTGAGCTTCCTTGAAGATAGAGCAGTTAGACTAAAAGATGCTTAATGGCTAAGAAATTTGATGTACAGGCTTATAGGCCAATTCCAAATCACGGACACCCCAAACTAGATGCAGATAGTCTTATATATCAGGACTATTGGGAGGAAGAGATGCACAGGTGTATTAATGGTTACAAACCCATAGGTGGGGAGTGGATACCTGGTAATTACTACTGGTATTTGAACTACTACATGATCTTAGGTAATGATGGTAGCGATGGTAATCGAAAAACATTAATATACCCTTGGTATCGGGATATGGATAAAGAGTATTTTAACCTTTTCCATACTTGCAGGGAAGAGGGTAAAGGAATGATCGTGATTAAGGCTAGGGATAAGGGTTTCTCCTATATGAACTCTGGCTTGGTAGCGCATGAATTTACTTTCTTTCCGCATTCCGAGGTAGGAATTGCGGCTGGACTTGGTGTGACAGCAAACTCTTTCTTTGATAAAGTCAAAAAAGGGTTGATGAATCAACATCCTAATTTTAGGCATGGGTGGTTAAAGGATACTAAAGACGTACTAAGGGCTGGATACAAACAGAAGAATGCTGAAGGTCGCTGGGAAATAGGTGGTTATCAGTCAGTTATACATTGTAGAACTATGGATGATCCTGAAGTCTACAAAGGTGAGCGTTTATCTATTATGATATTCGAGGAAGCAGGGGAGTTTAAGAGATTGAAGAATGCTTATATGTCATCTAAAGCTTGTTTCATGGATGGGGCTTACCAATATGGAGTTCCAGTAGTCGGTGGTACGGGTGGTGATATTGATGCGGCTTCTGCTGACTTTATGGATATGTACTATAATGCAGAGGCATTTAATCTTATTCCTATGTTTATACCAGCGTCTAGAGCTCTTCACGGGTTCTTTAGTCCTAAGACGGGAGTTGATGACGAGCAAAAAGCGTTTGAGTATATAGAGGATGAGAGGCGGAAGATAGTTGAAGGTGGTGGTGACAGTAAGGCTTACAATCTATCTATACAAAACTACCCTTTAACTATACAGGAGGCTTTCCTTAAGACTAAAGGTTCTAGGTTTGATATAGCTTTACTTAACCAGCAGAGAGCTAGAGTGCAGACGTTGGCTGATCCAGAGCAGCATATAACAACTGGTAATCTGGATTGGGTGATAAATGAAGATGGACTAACTGATAAGGTGGTTTTTACTCCACACCCACACGGGCCTTATAAAATACTACACCAACCGCAGGTTCACATGCAAGGTTTGGATATTGGTGGTATTGACTCTTACGATCAAGATCAGGCTGGTGCTGCCCCATCTCTAGGTTCAGCAATGATATTTAGAAGGATAGCAGACACTAATCAACCATATAGACTACCTGTGGCGGAGTATACAGATAGACCAGAGACTGCGGATCAATTTTATGATGGATGCTTGAAGTTGGCTGTTTATTATAACGCTCAGATGCTTATTGAATACACTAAAATTGGTATCTTAGACTATTTCCTCAGAAATAGGGCGCAAAAATATTTAAAAACTAAACCTAGATCTGCACACGCCCCTGGAACAAAGACCAGAAATAACTATGGGGTGCACATGAATAAGCAGATTAAGGCGTATATGGAATCTTTGATGTATGATTATATTAAGGAGAGAGGGGATGAGATATGGTTTATAGACCTCTTGGATGAGCTTTGCGACTGGGGTTCTAGGAATACGGATAGAGCAATCGCATTCGGCTTGTGTCTTATCCATGAAAATGATAACTTTGCAATTGAAGTTAAAAATAAAGAAAACGAAGCTATAAAAGAAAGTGGCTTTGCCTATTATAAATACGATGCTAATGGTACACCTATTAAACACATAAGATAATGAAGAATTTTCCTAGTCAATTAATATCTGATTCCAAGAAGGATAAAAAATGGTGCGAACAAATGCTTAATGCTATTGTAAGCTCCACAGATCACGCAAGTAGTCCTGAGAGTAGGTATAAGATTAAAGATATAAGAAACTACGATATATATAACGGTGAATTTAACCGTGATGATTATAAATACCTAACAGAGCAATATGGATACAATTACCCAGCTAGGCTAGTAAACTATCCTATAGTTCAACCTAAGATAGACTTATTGTTAGGTGAAGACCTACATAGACCTCTTGATACTAAAGTGGTTACTGTAAACCAAGAAGCTATTAACAGGAAGGAAGACCATAAGGTTACTATGGTTATGAATAAACTCCTAGAAGAAGTTAAGGAGGAGATGAAGAATTTAGGCATGGAGACTAATACTGAAGGACAGGATATTCCAGTTCCAGATGATATAGACACCTTTATGCGTTACAATTATAGGGAATCTATAGAGGAGTCTGTTCAGGATGGCTTGGAGTTTCTGGTTAACCGATATAAACTTAAAAATAAATTTAAGGAAGGATTCAGGGATTTATTAATAACTGGAAAAGAGTGCTATAGAATTGAGATAAAGGATGGTGATCCACAAGTCCGAAGAGTAGATCCTAGATCTTTAACTTATGATTTAACAAGTGAAACTGATGATTTAGGTGAGGCTAATTGGATTTCAGAAGAAAGATGGCTTTCCCCTAGTGATATTGTAGATGAATTTGGTGAGGTTCTTTCTGATGATGATATTAGGCTTATAGAATCCCTATCTAAACAGGATAGTATAGATATACAGTCAGAATACAGAAATTGGTATGTAAAAGGTGAGTCTGGTGAATTAAGAGTTAAAGTTGTACACGCAGAGTGGAGATCCTTAAAGAAGATACAATACAAACTAAGCCCTAATAAGCATGACAATGAAAAGCCATTTAGAAAAATGGTGTCTGATAAGTACAGAAAGAGAAAGGGCGAAAAGATTCGTAAAGTTGTTATTGATGATATTTGGCAGGCTACAAAGATTGGTGGTAAGATTATGGTTAACTGTCAGCGAGTTCCTAACCAGATACGCTCTTTAGATGATCCTAGTGCTGCTAACTTAAGTTATGTAGGGTGCGTTAGAAATCACACTACGGGAAGCTCCGTGTCTATGGTAGACCTACTTAAGAATGTTCAGATGTTATACAATATTGTAATGTATCATATAGAGCTTTCTATGGCACGATCAGGTGGTAAGGCTGTTGTATATGATGTAGCCCAGATGCCAGCTAATCTTGGTATGAATATGCAGGACATTATGTATCATATCAAAAATGACGGTATTATACCTATTAACTCTAAGGATGAGGGGTTACAAGCACAGACGTTTAATCAATTCCAACAGATAGACTTTACCTTGTCTAGTTCTGTTCAACAACTTATAAACCTTAAAGTTATGTTGGAAGATATGGCTGGTCAAGTATCAGGCGTAACTAAACAACGTGAAGGTCAGGTTGAACAATACGAACAAGTAGGTAATCAGCAAAGAGCTGTAGTTCAGTCAGCTACAATTACTAGGTCTTGGTTCTGGTCACATGACATGGTTAAGCAAGACGTATTAATGCGTTGCGCTAATCTTATGAAGATTGCGTGGAGCGAAGGTAAGAAGACTGCAACTGTATTTGGTGATGGAACTTACAAGTTTATCTCCATATTGCCAGACGTACAGTTAAATGATTATGGAGTATTCTTAGGTGATGGTGGTAAAGATGAGGAAATGAAAGCAGCTGTTTCTCAGCTCGCTCAATCAGCCTTACAAGCAGGGCAGATAGATATGCTGGATGTTATTAGAATATATAAGTCAGATACTTTAACTGAGGCTGAACATATCTTAGAGCGAGGATTGGAAGCTGCTAAAGAAATGCAAGCACAACAACAACAAGGTATGCAAGAGCAAGCTCAAGCGGAAGCTGAAGCTAAAGCGCAAGAGCAGCAAATAGAAGTTGAAATGAAT